TATGGTGGTCGTGGATCAGGTAAGACTAGATCGTTTGCCATTATGACTGCCGTCAGAGGCATGGAGCTGGCTAAGGCCGGTAAGTCTGGCATCATCCTATGCGCTCGTGAGTTTATGAACTCTTTAGCCGACTCTTCGTTCGAGGAGATTAAGCAGGCAATCCTATCAGACAAGCATCTGACAGCATTCTACGATATAGGCCAGAACTACATCCGAACTAAGTGTGGTCGAATCACCTACGCCTTTGCCGGTCTGCGCCGTAACCTAGATTCACTAAAGGGCCGTGGCTTTATTCACATCTGTTGGATAGACGAGGCAGAGACTGTATCTGAGATGGCATGGGCCAAGCTGATACCAACAGTCCGTGAAGAAGATTCAGAAATATGGGTTAGCTGGAACCCTGAGTCAAAGCTATCACCAACACATAAACGATTCCGCGAAGAGACACCAGATGACTGCAAGATCGTAGAGATCAACTACAGCGACAACAACTGGTTCCCAGAAGTGCTGAATCAAGAGCGCTTAGAGGACAAGAAGAAGCGACCTGATTCTTACGACTGGATCTGGCTGGGAAATTTCCTGACTCACCATGATGGGGCATATTATAATTTGGAACTGCGTGACGCTCGTGATGAGGGACGTATCAGTACAGTGCCATACGATAGACGACTACCAGTAGTGACTGCATGGGACTTGGGTATAGGCGACAGCACAGCGATCACGTTCGCTCAGTTCCACGGTGCAGAGGTACGCATCATAGACTTCTACGAGAACTCAGGTGTAGGTCTTGATCACTATGCTCGCGTATTGCAGGAGAAGGGTTATCGATACGATCAGCACATCCTGCCGCATGACGTTAGGGTCAAAGAGCTAGGTAGTGGTAAATCGCGCTACGAGACGTTACAATCTCTAGGAATTAATCCAATCACCATCGCACCTCAACTCCAAGTAGACGATGGCATTCAGGCAGTACGGTCTATGCTACCGTTATGTTGGTTCGATGCCGAGAAGTGTGATCACCTCATCGAAGCTCTCAGAGCTTACCATCGAGAATATGACGACCAGCGCATGACATGGAAAGGCAGACCTGAACATGACTGGAGTTCACACCCAGCAGACTCTTTCCGCTATCTTGCTGTAGGATACAGAGAGCGCAACAGTTGGTCTGGTGGCGCAATTAAACGTAATTTGAAAGGTGTAGCATAGTGGCGATCAAACCGATAGCTAAAGAGTTTCTACCATACATAGATGAGCTACTTAGCTTGGGTCTACTTGATCCTAAGATGGCTCATAGTGGTCGAGCAGTAGAGAACGCAATGAAGATCCATACAGATCTTATGCGTAAGCCGTTCTACCGCAATATGGTTAATGAAGGTCGTCAGTCTGGCTTCGCAAGCAATATCAACCGAGTAGATGTAGATCGTCCTATTGTTGATCCAGAGTCTTTACTGGGTAAGGCTATCGTAAACTACCGATCAGACCGTAGTGATCTTGGATTGATGGACATGCTGACTGGTACACCTATGAACGTAGAGGTTCAGTCTGGTACTAAGTTCACGCCAACCAATATCGATCAAGGTCGTGGCTGGGCAAGCATGGGTAAGGTAGAAGGTCTAGGTACAGCTCAGAAAGCACATCGTCAAGCTCAGGATCTTGCAGGCGCAGGTTATGAGCCTGTAGCAAATAGCATAATTATGGGTGAGCCTAGTTCTCGATTTAGTACGCCTGTATCAGAGGCAATGCTGGCTAAGGTTCAGTCAATGAATATGCCTAAAGGTCTTCTCGATGAGTTCGATAAGGAGATGCGTAAGGTTAAGCCTGACTGGGTTGGTATTCGTTCGCAGGATGCCAGAAGCCAACTTGTTGGTCAGGATGGGTTCTCTATGGATGGTGCTGGAGCAGAGCGTCATAGGTTCCTTCAGGTTCTAGAGATGCCGAAGTTCCGTGATGCTGGATTCCCACAACCTAACACTGCATTGCCAGTTATTGATAACCCAGAATACGCTGGCATGGATTACGGTACATCTGGACTTAATATGTGGCTACCTGATACAGAGCGTAGCACTGAGCTAGTTACTGGCATGCATAATACATACAGTCACTCAATGCCTGCTAAGGAAATGGTTGGTCAGTTTGAAGCACCGGTGAGTTTTGCGGCAATGAACCCTAAAGCGTACCGAGAGCTTGGTCTTGAGCTTACAAATCCAAAGAATGGCGGCACACCTAAGCCATACAGTGATATGCAGAAGGTTAATGCAAACATGGATCGCCGTATCGGCAACCGTGGCACGATTCAGCCTACTGACCAAGAATGGCTAGACTCAGTATCAACTGCGATCGAGAAGAATAAAGGCCTTATCGCACGTTATGGATCAATACCAGCGGCATTAGCGGCAGGAGAGGTTCTAGCAGACCCTGTAAGCGATCTTCGTGCATCAGAAGCCCAATGGGACATGACGCCAGAAGAACGCGCCATAGACGATCTGAGAGCCTCTGAGAGTGAGTTCAGACCAGATATGCAATGGAAGCCATCTTATGCGGATAACCCTATTGCACAGGCTATTGGTAAACTCAAAGAGAACAAGAACTATCAGAACTTTGAGAACTTGGCACCATTCGGCACAGGCTTGATCGATTTTGTCGATAACTCTGCTAATGACCGCGATAACGGCTTACTGGATTATATTTTTGCAGGTGGTGATCTAGCTCTTTTACCTGCTCCACTTAAGAAGGCCGCGAAAGGTCTAATAGGGATGTTTAACTAATGCCTAGCTACAAAAAAGCAGTTGGACTACTTGGTGATCTACTTGATGACTTTGCGGATGTCGGAAACAAAAAGCAGATTAGAGCACAGTCTGAAGAGGGTCAAAAGCATCTAAACCGCATGTTAGGTAAGACAGATCTTGCTGACCTTCCTGCTGGCGCAGAGGATTATAATCGCAACATCTTCTACCATGTCGGCAATCCAGATATGAGTGCCTACGATATCACTGCCGAGCGTGTTGCCAATAAGCAAGCCCCTGTTGGTATGTACACATACCCAAGCAAGAGAAAGAGTGATACATATCTTCGCGATCACTCTAGATGGTCTGATGCGCCGGTGGCACAACACCCTATCGTAACAAGTGGTGAGAATGTATTTGTCATTGGTGCTGATAAACCAACGGAAGGTATGCGGCAATCGTTCATAAAAGCTATGGAAGAGGCTAGTCCGCGCATGGAATCATATGCCGACATGCCGTCACATCGCAAAGCCTACTATGACGAGAAGATCAATAACTTCATGAGATGGGGCGATCCTACTGGACTGCCAATTACAGATCAGGCGATGCGTAAGATATATACCGACAACGGATTTGATATGATCTTGCGTAACTCGGATGAGTTTGTACACTTGAAGCCTGAACAGCTACGCAGAACTGATGCTGAATTTAACCCAATGTATAAGGGTGAGAACGGCCTTAAACTAGGTGTTGGCGGTCTTGGTGCTACAGTGTTCGGCAAGATGCTTGCAGATGAAGAAGAGCGTAAACGAGGATTACTCGATGGCCTGTAGTAAAAAGAAGCGTACATCTGGTAAAATGAAGAAAACCAAACGAGGTAGTCGCTAATGGCGGGCTTATTAGACATTATCGGTCGCATGGATACCGAACAACTTAGAAAACTTGTTGAGTCTGCTGATGCTCCTGTTCAAGGTAGACCTGATCTACCTAGCTGGATGCCATCTCCAATTCAAGAAGATCAATTTATCGAAAGACTTGATAGGCTTGATGGGCGTCAGTTTGAGCGTCCTATATCTCCCCCTCAGGTCCAAGTGCCTATGTATGATATAGATGGCTTCCGTTACGAGACCATGCCTGAGCAGATGGTTCCTTGGTACGATACCGATGGGTTGCGATATGTGTACCCTAGCCAGATGAAAGACAACAAGCTACGTCAGATGCTTAAGGGTTTATTGTAATGGCGATCACAACATATTCAGAGCTAAAGTCAGCGGTAGCGGATTTTCTTAATCGTGATGATCTGACTAGCACTATCGATACGTTCATTGATATGGCAGAGGCCAATCTGAACCGTGATGTACGTCACTGGCGTATGGAGCAGAGATCAGAGGCTGAGATCGATGACCAGTATCTAACACTACCGACAGACTGGGTTGAGACTATACGCCTTACAGTTAAAGACACTGTACCGTATGCAATGAACCTAGTTAGCCGCGATCGTATGCAGGACATACGCTTTCAAGGTGACAACGTAGCAGGCAAGCCTGTGTACTACGCTCACATCGCTGGCGAGATCGAAATGTATCCGACACCAGACGCAACATATGACATTGAACTGTTATACACACAGAAGATCGAGGCGTTGTCGGACTCTAATACATCGAACTGGTTGCTTGCTGAAGCTCCAGACCTGTACTTGTATGCCGTTTTGCTTGAAACTGCGATATACTTACGGGATGATGAGCGCATCGCGGCATATGCTGGGATGTATCAAAGTAAACTAGCCGCACTTAATACAAGTGGTAATAAAGCTACTGTTAGCGGCACTGGATTAAAACTTAATATCAGGAGCTACTAATGAGCTTTTCAAACTACCTAGAAACTGAACTTCTAGATCATGTGTTTGCAGGCAACGCTTACACTTCACCATCGGCTGTATACGTTGGCCTATTTACATCTAGCCCATCTGAAGATGGTTCTGGTACAGAGGTTTCAACTTCTGGCACTGGTTATGGTCGTCTTGCTGGTTCATTCTCTGTAACTGGCAATACAGCTACAACTACAGCGGCTATTGAATACTCAACTGCTACTGCGTCTTGGGGTACTATCACTCACATCGGTATTTACGATGCATCGACTGGTGGTAACCTTCTAGCATACGCGGCTCTTACTGCATCTAAAGCTATCGCTTCTGGTGACGTATTCCGTATTCCTGCTGGTGACATTGATATCACTCTAGACTAATAGGGTAGCGATATGGCGTTCGCTTACGGCTTATACAACTTTGGTGATGGGTATTACTCTGAGACCAAATATGTTGATGCGGCGGCTACTGCCTCTGTATCTTCATCAGTGTCTGCCGATAGCGAGCGCATTTATCTCGCATCTTCAGGCGTAATTGCTAATAGTTCTGTATCATCTGCTGGTCTTAAGATACATCAGTCAGGTACACAGAACCCATTACCAAGTTCATCTGCTAGTGCATCGGCTAACTACCTATGTAACGCATCTGCTACTATTAACGCGCATAACTCTGTTGTAACAGGTGGCATTCGCGTTCAGTTCTCGCTTGGCTCGATAACGACTGTATCTGTCACTGCATCTAATGCTGAGAGAATACAGATTAGCGGATCTCAGTCTATCGATGCATACAGTGTACTATCACCTGTAGGTATTATTGTAACTGCTGGTGGTTCATCTGAAATTGATATGACATCTGGGGCATCTGCGTCAGGTGAGGTTATATACCTAGGATTGGTATCTGACTCTGCAACCGCAAGCACTGACTCATCAGCTCTGATCGTCAAAGACGGCTTAGTAAGTGACTCTGCATCAGCCACTATTGCGGCTAATTGCGAGCGTATACATCTGGCAGGTATGGCTGTTGGTATTCAGTCAGACACAGGTGTTAGCGGATTCATTACAGCAAACGGGTCTATGAGTGATTCTGTATCGCTATCTACAGGTGCAGATAGCGAGCGAATACACTTGGCGTACACTGTGGTAACATTGTCGTCAGAAGTTAATACGTCAGGCCGTTATAAATACGAGCCAGTAGCAAAAGATAACGAAACTTGGACAGTAGTCCATTCAGCCGCCTAAAGCGGCATACAATAGAGGTGGCTTAAATGGCTGATACTACTACCACTAACTATAGCTTTACCAAGCCAGAGGTTGGTGCCTCTGAGGATACTTGGGGTACTAAGCTAAACGCTAACTGGGATAGCATTGATTCATCCCTAAAGGCTGTAAGTGATGTTGCTAATGCGGCAGTTACTTCGCTAGCTGACCTAAGTGTCACAGCTACAGCTACAGAGTTAAACTACACATCAGGTGTTACATCTGCTATCCAGACTCAACTGGATGCTAAGGCGGCTACGAATGGTAATGCGTCAAACGCATTCTCAGCGTCTACGCTCAACGCGACAACTGTGGATCTTGGCGACTGGACAATCACTGAGTCTGCCGGCGTTCTATACTTTGCTACTGGCGCAGTAAACAAGATGAAGTTAGATGCCTCTGGTAACTTAACCGTTACTGGTGACGTTACTGCGGCAGGCACTATCTAAGGGGGGGTACTATGGGACTTCAGACATCTGGACCTATCAGTATTACGGATATCGCTACTGAGTTTGGTGATACAGCTCCGCACTCCTTATCGGAGTTTTACGGAGCGGCGGTTGGTATTTCGACATCAGGCGCTATAAACGTAAAAGGATTTTACGGCAAGTCGTCACAGTTTGCATTTACCATTACATCAAACCAAACGAACGCCAACTTATACTCACTTGCTGTTGCGGCAGGATGGGATGAGGCTAGTGCGCTTGAGGTGACAATAGACTCTGGCGTTATTATTAGTGCGTCAGATACATCAGTACCAGCTCTTACTGTATCAGGAACATTTCCTGCTGGCGCATCTATAATTAACAACGGTGTAATTGTTGGTGATGGTGGTAACGGTGGTAACGGTGCGTATGGATATACAGGAACTGCTGGCACTGCTGGCGGCAATGCCGTTTATGCAAGTACATCTGTAAGTATAACCAATAATGGAACTATCGCTGGTGGTGGCGGTGGTGGTGGTGCAGGGTATGCACAGACTAGAACTTTCTCATATACATCAGTTAGAGGTAATGACTACCCGCAGTATGTAACTTATTACAACACTTATAGATCAAGAGGTGGCGGTGGTGGCGGTGGTCGCTCTGGCCTTACCGCATCCTCTGGTGGCACGAGCCCAGCCACAGCCGGTACAGCAGGGTATTACTCATCTATTGGTTATGGTGGTAACGGCGCTAACGCATATGGCGCTTACGGTGGCTCAGGCGGCAACGGCGGTGATTGGGGTGCAAGCGGCTCTTCCGGCGGAGCGTCTGGCGGTGCAGGTGGATATGCAGTATCAGGTGACTCAAATATTACTTGGGTTGCAACAGGAACACGTTTAGGTGGGATATCGTAATGGAAAAGATCGAATACACATACAAAGTAATTGAGGTGTCTGATAAGTCTATGCTGGTTGAGTTTTCAGCGGATGGTCTACAGACATATAAGGTTGGATGTCAGCTACCATTAGTTGGTGAGAAGATTGATGACATCATTGCGGCATATGCTCCAATTCAGGCGTGGAAGCTAGAGGTATCTGAGTACCAGAGCGTAGAGGTTGGACAATCTAGCTCAATTGTCTACTCGACTGGCGATGAAGATCCCACTATTGGAATGAGTGCTGATGAGCTTTTTGCTTACAATAAGAAAGCCAAGCTCGACCAACTGGCATCAAATCGTTACGACAAGGAGCAAAGCGGTAGTGTTGTTGTGAATAACAAGGTCATTTCAACAGACCGTGACACTCAATCTAAGCTACCGGCAATTGCTAGCTCAGACTCCATTACCAGTATTAACTGGAAGCTAAAAGATGGGACGTTCGCTTCGCTATCCTTGGAAGATGTAATCCTCGCTAACTCTGAGGTTCAATCATACGTTCAGGATCTGTTTGACTGGGAAGCCTTGATGGTTAGTGCGATTAACGCCGCTACTACTCCTGAAGAGCTAGAAGCAGTAAACATCGACTAATGAGTTTGGTCTGTGATATCGAAGGTGTTGATAGCAACATCCTAGATATACTTGAGCAGGAAAGGAAGCACATAGAGTCTGCCTATATGACTAGCGAAGGCTCTGTAACTTCCGATCCTGCTTTTCTATTTAAAGATGTACCGCTGTACAACATACCAATGGACAGCACCTGTATAAATCAGATCACAAACATTAGCGGTCGAGAATTAAATACATCAAAAATAAGAGATTTGCTTGGCGCTGGCAGGGTTTCAAATAACGTCTTATATCATCGATCTGCCTTAATGGATTGGCATACTAACAGCAACGCCAAAGGTAAGCGTATATATCTCGTGTACAACTATGGTAATTCAATATTTAGATATATAGATCCAGAAACCGGAAAGATGGTCGATTCTGTCGAGCCTGTCGGCAGGTGGTTTATGAGAAGGTTCGAGATACCGTCCAACGGAAAGCTTTGGCACACAATCGCATCCGGCGACTACAGGATATCCTATGGGTTTGCACTATGATTCTAATACATGGCTTGCAAACAGGTTTAATGATCCGGTTAAAGTAGGAATAAAGTCAGAGATACAGGGGATCATTGACGCTGTTAGTCCGTTTGATATACCTTTCATAGATCAAGGCACTGAAGGTGTTGTCTTTGCAGAGGGAAATCCAGTAATAAACCTTATCCGCGTATTTCACTCAAGCTATTTTCTATACAAGCATAGTATGCCTGCCGTGTGGAGATCGGTAGAGCCTAAAAGCGATGAGCGCCAGTATTTTATAGATCGCGGCCTAATGAAGTACGACTGTGAGTATGGTACGGAGAACAGAGATTATGACGGTGTTATGTTCCTACCATCATTCGCTATTGGTGACGACAGGAGGGTTATTAGCTCCTTTGTCAGCTGGTGTAACACAACAAGGACAAGGGTGTTATTTAAGAGGCATCCTGCGCTAAATGAAGGCATAGATTCCATAGTTAAGCCAAGTGACTATGTTGTAATCAATGAAGACGCATCCCCGATAGATCTCATATGTAATGCCAAGTTTGTTATTAGCTACAACAGCTCGCTATCAATAGCAGGCATGATATACGGCAAACCTGTTGCCACGCTAAGTAAGTGTGACTTTAGTAGCTTCATCCCAGTGACAAGGGTATCCAATATATCTTCTATTAAACCACTCAGCGCAGATGAGGTCATAGCAAGTCTATGGTGGTATAAAAATCTCCACTGTATAGATATAGAATCAAAGAACTTCACCGACAGGGTTGCGCTTAGGAAGCGACTTTGTAGTGAATACGGGCTTGAGAAAGTGTACAAGCATGAGATAGAGATGCTAGAATAGGGTACACTTAATTAGCACAAAGGGGGTTGCAATGGGTGATCACAATGTATCTGTAATAGATAACGTCTTAGGCCAAACAGTATTTGATAAGTTAAAGTCTCAGCTACTGAAGCTTCCTGTTTGGGCATATGGTGAAACATTAAACAACAAAAAAGAAGAGCCAGATTATGGCGGTCAAATGGAATGCATGATCTACCTCAATATGTATGACGGCGGAAAGATACACTGTTTAGATGAGAACTACGAATTTATATCAAAGATAATTCAGGCTTTGGATATCAAGCGCTTGATCCGCATCAAGGCAAACCTACTCCTAAGGACAGAGAGTAATATAAGCACAGGATGGCATACAGATATTGAGCAGAATAATTTAGATATTCTGGATTTTGCTGGGCTAGATACTAGCAAAATAAAGACCGCTGTAATTTTTATGAATACCTGTGATGGTTATGTTGATGTGGGTGATGATAAATATCTGTCAGTAGAAAACAGATGTGTATCATTCCCAGTCTTAACTAAGCATACAGGAGCAACAGCAACAGACAGTGACTACAGAATGGTTATTAATGTTGTTTACGAGGAAGTGTGATGAATATATTTAAGCGCAATAAAAAGATAATACTAGACTGCTACACAGCAACCCCATACATATATGAGAACTTCAAGCCAGCGCCGACAAATAAGTTTATGCCTAAGTGGATGGATGGGCTTAGGAAGAAGAAGTATGGAGAGATTGATAGGGATACGCTTGGCGTAAACCTTGATATGCGCGGCTGTATTGGTTTCACCAACATCATGTCAAATGGCTTTATCATCCCAATGTGGTCAGACATACTGATCGATGTTGGAGAGATAGGGACTACCGATTATAGATTTAGGTTTGCAGATCCGGAATGCGGTGCTGAACAGCATCCAGCACTCCAGCGCGGAGATTACCTCCCAGAAGACAAGTACCTAGCGTTAAAACTAAATTCTCCGTGGGTATTTAAGTGCAGTGAGGAGATTAGCTTTGCGTGGTTTCAGCCTACATGGAATTTTGACTCTCCAGAGGAGTTTGTTGTTTTGCCGGCTGTTGTTCAGTACAAGGGCGGAACAAACTCAACTAACATAAACTTCGCAATGCCCCGCTCAGAGACAAGAAAGATACTAAAGATTGAAGCCAACCAGCCCATGGTGCAAATAATACCCATGACAGAGCGTAAAATTGAGCTTAGGCATCACCTTGTAACACCTGAAGAGTTTGAAAAGATAAACTACCCAGATGGGTTTAAGGGGTCGTTCACGAACAGAAACAGCACCAAAACAAAGGTAAAGAAATGTCCGTTTAGTGGCAGGGTTTAAGTTATGCGTAGCGCCTTCTGGATGTGGGAGTCTGGCATTGAGCATGGAATGTGCGACCAGATCGTAAGCAGGTATAAATCAGAAATAGGTGAGGCCGGTTTGTATAGCGGCCTTATCGACAACGGTGTGCGAAAAAGTAGTGTATGTCATGTGTTTGATAAAGATATACAGGATGTAATAAAGGGGTTTACTGAAGGTGCCAACAGGAGTGCGTTTGGTTTTGATATCTCTGGAGAAATAGAGGTCCAGTTCTCCCATTATGGTCTTGGTGGGAAGTACAACTACCATACAGATAGCATAATTGGTGACGATCTAATGGTAGATAGAAAGATCACAGTAGTAGCAATGCTGTCAGATGAGTCGGAGTTCAGGGGTGGTGAGCTAGAACTTTTGGGCGACACTATCAATCTTAAAAAAGGTGATGTGATAGCATTCCCGAGCTTTATGTCTCACTGCGTAAGGCCGGTATCGTGTGGTGAGAGGTTTACTTTGGTTGGGTGGCATCATGGCCTTCATTTCCGTTAGTGCATATACTTGATGTATAATCATGCATAACTAACATAGCATTGTATGCATAGGTGTAAAAATGCCACTAATCCCATTACAGTTTCCTGCCGGAGTGTACCGAAACGGAACTGATTTCCAGTCTTCCGGTCGCTGGCGTGACTCACACCTAGTGCGATGGATAGATAACACAATTCGCCCTGTAGGTGGCTGGACTGCATTCACCGAAGATGAGGGTGATAACCCGATGCGCGGTGCTGTATCGTGGAAAGCCAATGATGGCGAGCGATACTTAGTATCAGGAAATGCGACTCAGCTAGTCACCTATATGGATGACGGTACGCTAAAGGATATAACGCCTACCGGCCTCACAGCAGGCAATGCGGACGGCTCTCTTAACTCTGGTTTCGGTGGGTCTTACTACGGCTCTAGCTACTACGGTACAGAGCGTAACGAGGCAAAATCAACAATACCGGCTACCACTTGGACACTAGACACTTGGGGCGAATACCTTTTGGCGTGCTCTACTGCCGATGGAAAAATCTACGAGTGGCAACTAGATCGAACCACACCTACTGTTGCGGCTCAGGTCACTAATGCACCTGTAGATAACCGTGGCGTATTTGTTACTGAGGAGCGATTCGTGTTTGCGCTTGGAGCTGGCGGGAATCCTCGCAAGATCGCTTGGTCAGATCGAGAAGATAATACGACATGGACTCCGCTTGCTACCAATGAGGCAGGTGATATTGAGATACAGACTGGCGGCGAGATCGAGTGCGCTCACAAGGCACAGGGTCAGACTCTAATCATTACAACTCAAGATGCCCATGTTGCTACATATATTGGTGGTCAGTTTGTTTATGGCTTTGAGCGTGTCGGTAGTTACTGTGGGATCATTGCGCCATTGGCAGGTATATCTGTTCAGGCAGGTTGTTTCTGGATGGGCGATAAGAACTTCTACGCATACACTGGCGGATCAGTTCAAGAGCTATCATCGACCGTTGATGATTATGTATTCTCTAACATAAACCGTTCACAGCGGTCTAAGATCTGTGCAGTATCAAACAAGCAGTACAACGAGATCTGGTGGTTCTACCCGTCATCAGGCTCAATAGAGAATGACTCTTATGTGGTTTACAACTACAAAGAGAATACATGGTTTACCGGATACATGGGCAGAACTTGTGGCACTGACCTAGGCGCTTACAAGCACCCGATGTTCTTCTGTTCTGCTACCTGCCGTCCGTTTATACATGAATTCGGTTTTGACTACGGAAACCTAGATGCTCCGTGGGCAGAGTCTGGCCCAATCAGTCTAGGTAATGGCGACAATATTATGATCGCTACAGACCTAATTCCTGATGAGTCCACACAGGGTGATGTGACGGCAACATTTAAGACTCGATTCCATCCTAACGACACTGAGCGCGAATACGGCCCTTACACAATGTCTAACCCGACATCTGTTCGTTTTACAGGCCGTCAGGTTCGCATGCGTATCGAGACAGCTAGATTATCTGATTGGCGCGTAGGTACTAACCGTTTAGAAGTTAAAGCCGGTGGTCGCCGATGAGTGCGCCTAAGCCGTTCGGTGATAACTGGATTGTGTGGGGTAATCGCCTCACTCAATATCTAGAGACTATCCGTAGTTCACTAGTATGGCGCAGGGGTGAAACAAAAGCCCCAGAAGACGGCATAATGCTATGGGATAACGAACACAAAGAGCCGGTTGTATCCATTGATGGTGTATATCGCCCGTTGGTCATTCAGGACGGCTCAGGCATGGCCTACAGTAACTCAAACATTACTGCGGCGGCGGCCAACACAGCCTACGAGATCGAGTGGGACGGTATAGCCAATGCTGACGGTGTATCACTTGAGAATGACACTGAGATCCATTTCAGCGAGGGTGGTTTATACTCACTGGCATTCTCAGTTCAGATCACATCAAACAACTCATCACTGAAAGATCTATGGTTCTGGCCTGCTATAAACGGAACTGATGTCTCTGGCTCAACGATGCGTATCAGCATTGATATGAACGGTGGGACGGTGGTAATGAGTCGTACAGCATTATTCACTGTATCGGCAGGTGACTACTTAGAAGCTAAGTGGGCCACCAGTGACACGGCTGTTACACTTGAGGCTCATGCGGCTGAGTCATTCTGCCCTGCTACACCGTCTGTGACGCTCTCTGTGGCGAGGATTCACCAGTAATGCATGACGAGCTTATCCGATGCAGAAAATGGATTGAGGCGGCTCTCAAGCACTCTGGTGACACACATGATTTTGTACACATCGTTGATGGACTGATCGAAGGTAAATTCCAGTTCTGGTCCAATGAAGAATGCTGTGTGATCACTGAAGTAATTGACTATCCTAAGAAGCGTGTACTGCACATATTCTTAGCTGGTGGTAAACTATCCCATATTCGCGCTTTAGAAGAAAAAGCGGTAGAATGGGCTAAATCTATAGGTTGTAGTGCTTTCACGCTCACAGGCCGTAAAGGCTGGGAAAAGGCACTTAAGAATGACGGTTGGGAGTATGCCCATACCAGTATGATTAAGAGGATCTAATTATGAGTGGTGGCGGCGGTTCTACTACTACAGTTCAACAAGCGGCAGAGTTACCGCAGTGGCTTCAAGATGCGGCTCAGGAAAACCTAGCCAAAGCGCGTGACGTTTCACAGATTGGTTACACGCCTTACTATGGCTTGGATACTGCGGCATTTACTCCAATGCAGACATCAGCAATGCAGAATACTGCTAATGCGGCATCTGCGTTTGGTCTTGGAGCACCGACAGATGTAATGGCTGGAATGCCACAGGCACAGACTAATAATCTTGGCTTTACTGGTTACAGTTCAGGCAATATGTTTGACGAGTCATTGCAGAACTTTGCGGCTAGTCGTCCTGCACAATACTCAGCACTACAGTCTCTATTCGTAGATCCATTGACTGGTCAAGTGCCAATGACGTATGACACTGGTGTTGGTGTGGTAAATACGCGAGATTTCTCTATCCCGACTGCACAGGGTTATATGTCTTATGACAGCGCCTCGACTTTTGGTGACGCACCTTCAGAAAGTAGCGGTGGGGGTATATCAGATATGTCACTTGGCATGGAAAACTTTTTGCTAGGTGCGGCTAACATGGAATACCCAGTATGGGCTCCGTTTGGTGGTGTTGCTAACGCTGTTAAAGCAGGTTCAGGCTACTTACTAGATAAGCGTCTAGATGCTATCGCAGAACAGCAAAACATTTACGACAATGTGCCTGCTGGCATGAAAGTCCAGTCAGATATGAATGGCAACTTAAAGTTAGTTCCTGATCCTAACTACGTTGCCCCTGCACCATCACTAACAGGCGCTTACTCAGGTGGTAGTTATGTGCCACCTTCAATTGGTAGCATTTACGGGGTTGGTGGTAACACTAGTAGTAGCTCTTCATCAGGCGGTGGTTATACTGGCGGTGGCTCATCTTATGGTGCAAACCCATCATCAACAATTTCTGGCGGCTCTGGTCGCACAGATGGCGGCTTTGGCTGGTAAGGAGATTAATCATGGGCGCAACATCAGGACAAAACGTAAACACATTAGCGGCCCAAGGCCTTCAAGGCGCTGGTGCTACTACAGCGGCAGGAATGGGCTATAGCTCTCCTGCAATGGCTAAGGCATACATGAACCCATACCAGCAGAATGTGATTGGTGGGTTACAGCAGAATGCTACACAGAACTACCAGACAATGGCTAACCAGCTTGGCGCAGAGGCTACTCGCGCTGGCGCATTTGGTGGTTCTCGTCACGGTGTGGCTCAAGGTCAGATGGCGGCAGACGTACAGCGTGACTTAAACCAGCAGATCGGTAACATGATGTACTCTGGTTACAATAACGCGCTATCTCAGGCTCAAGCAGATCAGAATATGCGTATGGGTGCGGCAAATCAGCTAGCTAACCTGTCGAACCTTGGTTTTGGCATGGGTCAGCAGATCAACAACCAGATGATGGTTCAAGGTGCTATGCAACAGGCTCTACAGCAACAAGCTATGGACAAAGCGGCACAGCAGTACACTGGATACCAGCAGTCACCATATCAGGCTCTGTCTGCAATGACTTCTGCTGTAAGCGGTACTCCTTATCCACAATCATCAACACAGACATCAACACAGAACACTCAGCGTGGCCTGTTTGATTACTTAGCACTACTTGCATAAGAGGCTGACA